GCAGATGTCTGATTGAACAGCGCATTCAACCCCGTTGCACCTTTGCCGAAGAGGGCTTCAGCAATCGCTCCACGGTCTGATCCGCTATAGTCCGCAAGCGCAGACATTGTTTCATTCAGCAGACTGTCGAGGTTTTCACCTTTTTCGATCTTCTTAAAGGCTTCATCAGCATCGATACCAAGTGCCTTGAAAGATTCCTTCAGCTTATTTGTTGCTTCCTCATCGCCCACGCTCTGCTGCCATGTACGGAGTCCACGGTTCAGATCCGTGATGCTTGCGCCGCTTAAACCGAGCGCATATGACCATTCCTGATAGGCTTTCGCAGAAATGCCCATCTTCTGGCTCTGCTTGTCAATTTCATCACCGTGGTTCTTGGCAAGCTCAATGCCTTCCTTCAGAGAGGAAACGATGCCACCGACAGCCGCCACGATGCCCGTTGCCATCAGAGCAGAACCGATTCCTTCAAAGATGCTTTTCATGGAACCGCTTAAACGTTCACCCTCGGATTCCACATTCGCAACTTCGGTGTCAAAGTCAGTATGATCAAGCCCTAAAGACGGACTTTCCGGGTCTTCAACCACCGTATCTTCGACCGTTTCAACTTCTGTATCAAACGGTGTGGTGTCCAAGCCGACTTCCGGGTCAGCTGGATCTTCAATATCCTCGCTTTCGGCTTCCTCAACCTTGGTATCAAACTCCGTCTTATCCAGACCGAGGTTCGGATCGTCCGGGTTGTCAACGGTGGTGTTATTGACTTCTGCTATTTTTGTATCAAAAGTGGTTGTATCCAGCCCCAATTCCGGTTCGGATACGCTGATGCCCTTTGCTTCCTTTTCGGCGGCAGATATGCCCTTGTCAAACTCGCTTTTGTCAAGCGTGAGCTTTGCCAACAGGGAAAACAGTTCCATTTATTCGCCCCCCAAGCGTTTGAGCAGACCATCCACAATCTGCTTTGCGCTTCGTGTATCTGTGCGCTGCTGGTTGTTGTACACATCAGACGGCTGGCGAAGGTTCCGATAGTCCTTTTTCGCAATCAGCCATACAAGGTCAGCGCAGTAAAGCTCCATCATCTTGCGCTCATGCATTGCCGCAAGGTATGTTGTTCGTCCAGCCCAGCCCATCAGCGGCTGTTCAACCAGCGAGATTACGGTTTCACGCCAACTGAAAGACCGAGCTGCATAAAAAAAGGTTTCAATTGCTCATTGAACGCTTTCAGCGCATCCGCAAGGAGTTCCGTGCCGTTCATCTTCAGCATTTTGCTGACCGTGGTTCCCTCAATCTCTGCCAGAATCGCCAGCGTGTCCTTCAGATGCCTTTCCCCCAGAAGCAACGGCACAAGGTCTGTATAGATCTGCAAGACATCCGTCATGCCCGTTTTTAAGCCCTTCCGGGTGGCTTCCTTGAACGCTTGGTCAAACTCTTCATCATCCATCAGCCGCCGCAAGGGAGCGGCTATATTGACAAGCGCAGCCGCCATTTCGGCACCCGTCTTGTCCAGAAGTTTCGATGCCATGCTTTTTCCTCCTTAAAAAGCAAGGGGAAGGGGAATATCCCCCTCCCCTTATAGGCTGTTATCAGGTTGCCGGGGTGAAGTACACAATTTCAAACGGGGCGGTGTCATAGTCATTGACTCCTGCCTGTTTGGCATGGAACTCCACCGGGATCGTACCTTCACCTTTGTCAGAGAAGGTCAGGCTGATATCGGCTTCATTGATCGTGTTCTTCAGACAGATCAGAACCAGCTTCCCATCAGACAGATCGCCAATCCAGCATACATTGGTCAGGTAGTCCGTGGTGGCAATCGCCGTGTTGAGCTTCAGAGTCTGCTTCGGAGAAGATCCGGTTGCGGTGTATGCGCTGAAAGCGGTCTTGAAGGCATCCAGCGTGATTTCAACCAGCGTGGTGGACAGCTGGGCATCAACGGAATCCACGAAGGTGTCACCCTTGAAGCCGTACCGCCGACCGTCCACATCAGGCTGACGAAGCTCACGGGTTACGGTAAAGGAACCGCCGCCACGGGTAGCCCCCAGCAGTTTGGCACCTGTGCCGAGTGCGCTGGAAGTGCCAGCCACAAGATTCTCAATCGCCGTCTTCAGAGCCGTTGCATTCGCAATGCTGGAATAGTCAGCGTTGGCGATGAAGATGCCAGCGTTCAGCTGAAGGTTCTGGAATGTTGCCGCTCTTAACGGGGTAGTATGTCCGGGTGCAGCCATTAGTTATCTCCTTCCTCCGGGCTTTCGCTCGGTGTTTGAGTTTCCGAGCTGCCCGTCTGTGGCTGGCTCGGTGTTTCCGGGTAATAACCCGGCATCTGGTATACGTTGATGGACAGGTTGATATAGAATGATCTGTAATCGTCCTGTGTCATCAGCTGGACAAGCGGTGTTTCTGGGTAAATGACCAGATAGCCGCTTTCGGTATTGATAATGATGCCAGTTCCAACTTCCTTGATGATCTGATCCGCTTTCTCTACTAAAGCAGCATTGCTTGTGGTTCTGTACCAGCCTTGAATGTAGAAGGTGGCTTTCTGATCCCACTCTGGTTCAACAAGCGGATAGACCAAGTAGGGAGCGGAAACATCCTTTGGAACGGTCTGCGTTGTGTAGGCTGGAAGTCCGAAACTTCCCACAAACTCCTTCAACGCTTTTGCGGTTGCTTTCATGACGGAAGCACCCACCTTTCAGCGGTCACCTTGGCGATCCTGACGGTGCTTGCCGGGTGTGCAATTGAATCATCCGTGCGGCTTGTCACCCGGAAGACGGCGTTATCCCGTGTCCGTTTAAAGACATCGTGATAATCAAGGGAGAAGGTATCCTCCACCACAACCGTGAACGCTTCGGACAAACCCTCTTTTTCGGCTATCTGCTGTTCCGTGCTGCTGTTCTTCGCAATCGCTGCATTGAACTTCGCACCCGGTTCCCATGCATCCGTGTAGCCGCCGAAATCGTCATCCGTCCTGACATGGTTGAGGATTCGGCATTCTTCCATCATCTGTGTGAGCAGACTCAATCGAACGCCACCTTCCTCCACCGCTTCAGCTTATCGGCATACACATCCTGCCATGATACCGTGCCACCAGCACCTGTGCCGCCTGTGGCTCTGGTATAACTGTACACGCCCAGAACGCTTTCGTTTGCATACGGGGAAGTGATGATATCACCGTGCTTGACCACCCACGCACTAATCTCCGAGGACAGCGCAATCACGGCAGGAGGAACCGCAAGAGCGCATATCGTGCCTGCCCACGTTTCGTCCTTCAGCCCCACCGCCTGTGAGTCATCATCGTTCTTTATCCCGGTATCGTGGTATGTGTACATTCCATCGTTCAAGGCAGACCCTTGGATCAGGAAACGCTGACCGTCCAAAAGCGGAAGGGAGATCATGCCGCTCTGGATTTCAAACCGCCCTTCATACCGATCCCGGATGAAGTAATTGCAGATGTTCTCGCAGATCTGGTTCAGCATGGATCTCCCTCCCTCTTACTTTTTCTTGGGTTCTTCTACCTCATCGGCTTCCTCGACCCGGATCATCCCGGCAGCTTCGATCTCTGCCAGCCGTTTGCCCGGAATCTCCCGTCCGTCATGCGGAAAGGGATCTCCCGTCCGGTATTCGTGTCCGTCCGTCAGGTCAACCCAAGTGATGATGCTGGTTGCTTTCACTTGCCATCACCCTTCTTTGCCGAGGACTTCTTGGGCTGTTCCTGCTCGTTCTTACGCTGTTCGGCAACGCCGTTCGCTACGATAACGCTCATTTTCAGCCCTCCTTCGGTGCATAGGTGATATCAGCCAAACTCCAGAACTGCTGGAGCTTGTGACCGTTGGCATCCGTCTGGATAGCCGTGATCCTCTGGGTCTTGTCGGTAACCTTAAACACAGCATCCTGATCGCTGTCCAGATGTACCAGACCAGCACCTTCCGTGGGAGTAATGCCCACTTCGGCATCTTCATAGGTCAGACCAGAACTGTAGTTGCTGAAACCGACAGCGATGAAGTATCCCTCGCCCCAATCCTGCACAAGTGCCTTGGTGGGATCATCGTAATACTTCAAAGTACCCGTGATTTTTCCCCCGGACACGGACAGGCTACTCTGAATATCAGAAACCGCCGTGCCCCAATAGCTTCCCGACACTTTGGGGGTAAGAGTCAGGGGAGTCAGTCCGATGAGCTGATGGTGCCCTTAATCACACCAGCAGCATATTCAACGAAGAAATCAATACCGCACATCACCAGAGTTTCAAGCTGTGCCCTCTGCTCGGTGGGGATGTCCGTCTTGATGCCAACCATGCCCAGATCGTCAACGGTCAGGCCGAACTTGCCAGCAACATCACCGTTCATGGTCAGGTAATACAGGATGATGTTTTCCTTGGCGGTGGCAATGAACGTTCCCTGAGTGATCTGGCTGGACAGGATCACAGTTCCCAGACCAAGGAAGTTCTCAATGTAGTTCATGCCGAAAGCGGTCTGGACAGTCACGCTGGCAGAGCCGAGATAATCGCCGACATCCAGCGGATTGAGGAAATACACGGCAGAAGCGGTGTCATCCTCAAACTTGATCTGCAGCTGGCTCCAAGCGGCAGCCAGAGCAGCCTGCAGGCCCACACCGCTCACGGAGGTGGAACTGGTAATGGTGCCGTTCAGCAGGCTGAAGAATCCATCACGAACGGTCTTCTGCACATCCTTCAGCAGAGCCGCATCAGTAGCGGCAACGGCTTCATCATAACCAGACTTGATGATCGCTTCGGCGGTGGTGGCTTTGCGGTATTTCTTCAGAGCCATTTCGCCCACAGCGGTCTTGTTGCGCTGATACTGGGAAAGCGGAATCACATCACCCTCGGTAACAGTTCCGCTCTGGAGAGTGCCAGAGGTGGTATACAGGTAAAGCGTGGTGCCTTCCTGCATGGGGATTTTCCGGGTAACGCCCAGAACTTCAATCAGTTTAGCCAGAGAATTATGCGTGAACTGCGCCACAAAGTCCACTTCACGAACCTTGCTCATCTGGCTGGTAGTAATTACACGGGTTTCAGCAGCCATTTGTTTTTACTCCTTCCCGTTCGGATTAGAATCTGAACAATTCGTGATTTTCAGCAATCGCCTTTTGCCGCTCGGCTTTGTCCTTGATGGCGAAGATTTCATCCTTCGTCTTTGTTGCCTTGCCCGTCTGCGGCGGCTTTTCCACGGTTGCGCCCCTTTCGGTCACCGTGGTCTTGAACTCGCTCCACTCTGAATTGATGGCTTTGCGGAGTTCATCGGCATTGTTGAGATTGCCGTCCTTGTCCAGCTTCATCTTCGACAGATCCGTCACCTTGAGGATCGCATCCAGCCGTTTTTCGCTGATGCCCTCATCAGCAAGCAGTTTCCGATATGCCGCCTTTACTTTGGCAGATTCGGCATCCTGTGCGGTCTGTTTCTTGAAGTTCTCAAAGGCTTCATGTTCCTCTTCAAACTTCTTTTTGTAGTCCTCGCCGCCGTTGATGCTGTCCAACTGCTTCTGGAGATCGGCGGCTTTGTCTGCTTCGGCTTTCCAATGATCCCGGTCATCCTTGATCCCGTCTGTGACGGCGATGTGTCCGTCCATGATCTGCTGTTCCTTTTCCTCTGCGGAAAGGTCATCGTTTCGGATGATCCCGGCAAGCCATTTCCTGCCAAATGATGCTGGGGTTGCCATCAATATTCCCTCCCATTACTTCGGTGCATTGCTTCGCACTACGGAGTTTATTGTTGAGCGGTGCTTTGCTCTGTGTTTAATTGTGAATGACGGCATAAAAAAGCGCATCCGCATTTGTGTTAAAAGCGGATGCGATCATAACAGTTTTGTTATTTTAGATCCCGGAAGCACTTGCGGAGGATCTGCTCTATCTCCCTCTGGTTGTTTTCCATCGCTGGACGGAGGAACGGTCTGGCTTCAAGATTGATGTTCGGTGCGCCGAGTTCCTGATACGGGGCATACTCGACATTCGTGCCGACATAGACCGTCACCTCATCTGCTCCGTCCCTCGGTGCCGTCCCTGTGTATGCGCCCGTCTTCCCTTCGATGCGCTTCCCGGTCTTGTCTGTGCCGTTGCTGGCATATTCCGTGATGTTGGGCGATTCGCCGCCGAGCGCATATGTGATGGAGTTGCGGAGCAGACCCGTGTCAACTGGGCAGGCTTCCTTGGCATGACCTTCAACTGTACCGCCGATCATGGTTGCGGCTTTCTTCATCGCCTGCTCCGTTGCCTTCTCAACCTTTATTCGGTTGCTGACAACCTCAATGTTTCCCACGCTGTTTCCATTCCTTCCATTCCTTGTAAGTCATGTCTTCGACCATGTAGGACTTGCGCTTCCCTTCTTCGTATTCTTCGTCTTCTTCGTCATAGTATGCCCGTCTGGATGAATGCCGCTCAATGCCCTCATAGACTTGGATCATCGTGCAGCGGCAATTGTACACCAGTTCCGGTTCTGCGTTCGGATCTCCCGGATACATGATCTCCATCCCTTCGACCTCAAACGGCTCATCAACCGGGACTTCCTGCCCGTCCAGCTCCTGATGCGTGTCACGGGTGCGGTCATCCAGCGTTGCTACCCACTTTTTCTTGACCTCGATGCCCATGTCCTCGGCATCTTCCATCTGCTTCTGCCGTCCAGCGTTCTGCGCCCCGGTCATCGCCGTCCGGGTGAATGTCCGCATCTTGTTCTCATTCTGCGTGACAAGGCTTTCAACCATCCTTCCTGTGATGTCTTCGATGCCCTCGCCTTGCAG